GTGGAACATCCCTCTCCGTTATCGGAGCTTGTTCGACAACTTGTTGTCGAATCACACTCTGTACTAGGGATGCCGACCCAGGCACCCCCTAGTACGGAGTGGGACTCCGTATAGCGGGGAGTAGATGGTAATACAGCTGTAAATCTACCAGAAATTTTTGCAAAAAATTTTATATGAAATTTTACATTCTTGTAAAATTGAGGTATAGTGTCCACATGGCTTTAATAGAACACAAAGTATCCAGCCCCCAACTTGATGCCTACCAGCGTTACATAAACTACGGACTATCCCACGACCAATCTTTAAAAGCGGTCGGGACAGCCGAGCCACTAAGCACACCATCTATACCAACCCCCGTCGAACAAGAATTTAAGATTACAAGAAATCAATTGAATCTTTTACTTTTGGAAGCGCATAAGAAGTCTGCGAACTCCACGGAGGAGGTTGCAGCGATACGCGAACTCGGAAAGATAAACGGGTTGTATGAGAAGGAGGCGCCTGATATTACTATTAATATTACGCAGGACATTCGGAGGTTAGAGGTGATGAGCGACGCAGATTTGTTAACTTTAGCAGGGCAAGACACGGAGTTACTCAATAACGAACCACTGGATTACGAAGTGGTAGAGATAGAGGAGGGGGAGTATGAGGAGGTGAGTGATGAGTACGAGGTTGTAGAGGGAACACAATGATGGAGTTAAGGGATGGATAACGAAGCTGAAGCGTCAACGGAACAAGGGATGCTTATCTCGATGCGGCAAAGCGGAGGTAAGGGGAATAAGGAGGAAGTTACGGAGTATCTACGTGATAATGATATACACGCTGACGCACTTAGTAAATCACAAGACCGCCTTTTAGCGCACAAGTTACCTACTAGTGAGGTAAAGGGGATGACGCAAGCGGAGTGGTTAGCTAGTCAGTATACGCCGAACACGGAGGCAATACAGCACGGTTGGAGACAAGGGGCGGCTAACGCAATGGCGCTACCGAACCTTGTAGGGGATGTGTTCCGAGCGCCTACTACATTTGCAAATAATTTGATGGGGGCGGATGAGGACTACTTTTCGGGGTTCGAAGAGGCATCACAAGTATATGGGGAGACGTTAGGTGCTCCGGAGTACGAGGGTTATGTGAGAACACCGGGTAATGTGGGTGGGGATTTGGCGGTACAGCTTGGGACGGAGGTGATGATGCCCTTTGGTGGTGGGATCACTGCGCTCCGCGCTCCGTCGGCAGCTAGGAAGGTAAAGGTAGTAGCAGGTGAGGCGGTGAATCCGGATTATGTGGAGGGGCGCAGAGTTTTTATGGGGACTATGGGTAAGGGAGCAGCGGTAGCAGCAGCGCCACTAATGGCGATGAAAGTGGCTAAGGAGGTTAGTAAACACGGAGATACGCTGACTAAAACGGCAGGGAGTAAAACCGCAGCGGGCAACGCCGCTAAAGTTGCAGCGCGCACCCCTTGGTTTAAATCAATAGTGAGTGAGATTTATAAGGCGGACCAAATTACGGGTGATAATCTGCGTAAGTTTGGGGGAAGGGTAGGTAGGACGATCCCTCGCCCTGCTGCTACTAATTGGTTACACCACCGAGGGTATGTGCAGAGTGAACCGGGCGACATTTTCCGACACCGCATAATCACGAATTTTAACAAGGCCTATGACCAGAAGATTGGTGGGGGTAAGTCTGATTTCGATAGGTTAACACCAGCGGGGCGTAAAGCATCGCTTCGCAGGAAGAAGTTGGATGACGAGATAAATAGGCTTACAGGGATACATAGGGATGCGGCAGAATCAGAGGCCTATGAGTTAGCCCCCGATTTATTCGACCATCAGTATGATGACTTCGTAGATAACTTAGCTGGTGCACGAATGACAGAAGACTCAAAATATATGGATATGGTGGGGGACGCTCGTGAAATGTTAAGTGTCAAGGCTATAGTTAAGTATGATCCTAATACTATTAAGTATCGAAAAGCTAGAATGGAAGAACTCGCCGAGAAACATGGAGTGCAGTTGTGGGAGCTTGAGCTTAAACGGTTAGAGGATGCGGTAGGTCACGCAGAGCAGAACGCTGCTAAAGCCCTTAGAGATGGGGACAAAGGAGCTATGGACTTCTTTAAGATGGAACATAAAAGTCAGATGTATAGAGTGGAGCGACATCGGGCTATGCAGCCTGATACGGAGGACTTAACTCAGTCTGCTCGGCTCTTTAATGGCTTGGGTAAATGACAGATACTTACGAAGAGCCGGGTGAGGAGGTAGAGCTAACTGCTGGGCAACTTGCTCAGCAGGAGCTCGCTAGTCGCGCACTCTCAAGGCGTAGGCTCTTACCTTTTGTGATGCGTAATGTAGAAGGCTATGAAGCGGGTTGGGTTCATAAAGAGATTTGTGAAAAGCTTGAGCAGTTTGAACAGGACGTGACAGACAGGAAAAGCCCTCGGTTGATGTTGTTCATGCCTCCACGAAGTGGGAAGAGTGAACTGGTGTCTACGCAGTTCCCCGCTTGGTTCTTAGGGCGTAACCCTACACAGGAGTTGATTAGCTGTTCGTACTCGGCATCTCTGGCATTAAGTTTCTCACGTAAGGTGCGGCAAATATTAAGGGAGCCTAATTATCAGAGCGTATTCGCTAAGACCGAGCTGTCTAAGGATTCCCAGTCTACAGAGAACTGGCTAACCACACGAGGCGGAGGTTACTTAGCAGTGGGTGTTGGTGGACCTGCTACGGGTAAAGGTGCGAATTGTCTTATTCTTGATGATCTTATTAAGAATAGGGTAGACGCAGAGAGTGCTACAGATCGTAATAAGGTGTGGGATTGGTACACATCGACAGCATATACGCGACTTGCGCCGGGAGGCGGAGTGTTACTGATCTTAACCCGTTGGCATGTTGACGATATCGCAGGGCGACTATTGGCGGCAATGCAAGACGGTGGGGATCAGTGGGATATTGTATCCTACCCTGCTATTGCAGTGCACGACGAACCTCACCGCTTAGAGGGTGAAGCGCTTCACCCTGTGCGCTATGATGTCGACGCGTTTAGTAAAATTAAAAAAGCTATTGGACCTAGAGACTGGGGCGCGTTGTATCAACAGAACCCAGTAGCTCAAGAGGGTGCAATACTACAGCGACAGTATTGGAACCGATGGAATTCGGACCACCCCCCTGAGTGTGAGTATATTATTCAGAGTTATGACACGGCGTTTCTTAAAAGCGAGACGGCGGACTACTCTGCAATTACAACATGGGGTGTTTTCTACCCCGAGGGTCATTACGGACAGCATACGATAATGGAAGATGGAGAGGAGATAGATCGTATCTTTGGGGGGGACGAAGCTCATATTATTTTATTAGACTCAGTCAAGGGGCGTTATAATTTCCCAGAGTTGAAGTTAAAAGCATTGGAGCTATATCAATATTGGCAACCTGACTCAGTTATTATTGAGGGTAAAGCGAGTGGTTTACCATTAACTGCGGAACTCCGCAGAATTGGTGTGCCTGTTCAGAACTACACTCCTACGCGAGGTAACGACAAGATTGTAAGGGCTAACTCGGTAAGTGATATGTTCGCTAGTGGATATGTTTGGGCACCAAAGGATGAGTGGGCGGAGGGGTTAATTGAGGAGTGTCATCAGTTCCCTGCTGCGCCTAATGATGATTTAGTTGACAGTACGACACAAGCACTGTTAAGATTTAGACAAGGTGGGTTCATTCGGCTTCACTCTGATTACGAAGAGGAGTATGAACCTCGTTCACGGAAAAGGATTTATTACTAATGCCAGTAGATAAAGCGTATGCAATACCAGACGACGCAATCCCCTCGATTGATGAGGAAGAGGTGGAGTTAGAGGATAACTTAGTCGCGCAGGACGGCGATGTTGAGATTGTAGAAGACGACGACGGGGGAGTCACAGTGGACTTCGCGCCAGGCGAGGATGTGGATGCTGGTAATCTTGAGCATTTCGACAACCTTGCAGAGGTGGTAAGTGACGATGCATTGACGGAACTCTCCACTGATTTAATGGAGGCTTATGAGAAGGATCATGACTCTCGTAAACAGTGGTTAGAGACTTATAAGAAAGGGCTCGATCAGTTAGGCGTGGGGTTCGAAGAGCGTACCGATCCGTTCCCTGGTGCTGCGGGCGTACACCACCCGCTGTTAGCGGAGAGTGTTACCCAGTTCCAAGCTCAAGCGTATAAGGAAATGCTCCCTGCGGAAGGCCCTGTCAGTTCTAGGGTAATGGGTAGTGAGACACCTGAGCTCGTAGACCAGGCCAAGCGCGTGTCTGATTTTATGAATTATCAGATAACTGAGGTGATGGAGGAGTTTGATCCTGATTTGGATCAGATGCTTTATTATCTGCCGTTAGCAGGTTCAGCGTTTAAGAAGACTTATTATGATGAGACCAAAGGTCGCCCTGTTAGTAAATTTGTTAACGCAGAGGACTTAGTTGTTAACTACGGGTCCACTAGCTTACTTAGTGCCGATCGAATTACACACGTCGTGACAATGAGCGGTAACGACATCCGTAAGAATCAATATACAGGGTTCTATCGGGACACTGAGCTTGAAGCAAGTGAACTCGAAGCCTCTGATGTGCAGAAGCGTACTGATGAGTTACAAGGGTTGAGCCCCGTGGTGTTTGAGGGGGATGAGAGTTACGAGCTGTTGGAGTTCCATGTGAACCTCGATCTTGAGGGTTTTGAGCATGAGAGTGAAGAGGGTGAGTTAACAGGTATAGCGCTTCCTTATATTGTTACTATTGAGAAAGATAGTGAGTCAGTGTTAGCAGTGCGTAGAAACTGGGCAGAAGCGGATAGCTTCAGTAAGCGCCTTGAGTTCTTCAGTCATTTTAAGTTTACATCTGGACTTGGTTTCTACGGGTTTGGTCTCGTACATATGATAGGTGGCTTGAGTAAGTCAGTTACTAGTATTTTACGTCAGTTAATTGACGCAGGGACTTTCGCTAACCTACCTGGTGGGTTTAAGATGAAAGGTATGCGCGTAGAGGGGGCTGATGAACCAATGGCTCCCGGTGAGTGGCGAGATACTGACGTCCCTGGCGGTAATTTGCGCGACGCATTTATGCCCCTTCCTTATAAAGAACCATCCGCTGTATTGATGACTTTACTTGGCGCGTTGACTGAAACAGGTCAGCGCTTCGCATCTATTGCGGATGTGCAAGTGGGTGATACAGCTGGGCAGCAACAGCCGGTAGGGACTACGGTTGCGATGTTAGAGCGTGGTACTAAGGTGATGAGTGCAATTCATAAACGGATGCACTATGCGCAGAAGTTAGAATTTAAAATCTTAGCTCGTGTGATTAAAGAGAGTATGCCCCCACAGTATCC